GCCTTATCGTCGGCAGCGTCAGATGTGTATAAGAGACAGCTATAATATCACAGAAACACGAGATGAACAATACAAAAGAAAGGATTTACAGTTATGAATACGAGAAATATTGGAAATGAAGCAAAAATCAATCCCAAAACAGGCAGAATTGATCAAGCCTGTGAGAGATACGGAGTGGGACGTTCCACAATGAGACGAATTGCAGAAGAATCTGGGGCAGTGGTAAGGGTTGGCCGTACATATTTGATAAATTACAGTAAGGTTGATCAGTATATGGACGAGCTTTCGGAATGATGGAGGTGATCCTATGAACATATATGAACATCTGTTGCCAGGCAAAGAAAACGCATTAACTCCAGAATATCTTGCTACGAAATACCATTTTCCAGCGTTCGAATGCTTCAGAAGCAGATTGAGATGGAGCGCAGATCAGGAAAAGTAATCTTATCGAGCGCCACGAGTCCAGGAGGCTACTACCTTCCGGCAGCAGGAGACACAATGGAAATCCGAAAATTTATTCGTACTTTAGAGAATAGAGGTGAAAATACATTGAAAACTCTGGAAAGTGCAAGAGAGTTGTTGAAGGAATTGGAGGAACGGTAATGTGGCAAATCCGCAGATTGAAAATGGTTATACAGCAGTAGCAAATGAAATATTGGATAATCTTTATAAATTTTCACTTAATGGGACAGAATTAAAAGTTATTAGTTGTATCTTCCGCTATACATTTGGATTTCATAGAAAATCACATAAACTGTCAGCATCTTTTATAGCCAGATGGGGGAATTGTGATTTAAGAGCCGTAAAGAGAGCATTAAAGAAACTTCAGCAAGACAGAATTATTATTTGTATCAATTCTGAACAGAGAGGTGTTACCGCAGAATTAATGTTTAACAAGAATTATGAACAATGGTGTACTGGTGGCGAAAATGTCACTGGTGGTCAAAATGTCACTGGGGTAGTGGTCAAAATGTCACCGGAACCGGTGGTCAAAATGACACACAAGAAAATAAAAAAAGAAAATAAAAATATAAATAAAAAATATTATGATGATTTCTTCGAAAAAGTCTGGAGAACATATCCACGGAAGCTGGGGAAATCGGCCGTGACACAAAAGGCTAAAAAGGAATTGTATGAAGCAGGAGAAAAGGTTGTTCTTGGAGCTATTAATTCATACATAGCGGAGATACAGGAAAATGGAACAGCAGAAAGATATATCATGTATGGATCCACATTTTTTAATAGTAGATGGCGTGACTATGCCAAAGAACCAGAACCGCGTGTTGAGATTACAGCAGAAAAAACGACAGAGAAACCTATTGATTTATGGAGTGAGGACTAAATGAGGTATTACGAATTTAAGAAAGAAGATGCCTATGAGTTTGTCAGAGCTGCTGGAATCCAATCTAAACAGAGGGGGGATGAACTTCAGCTTCTGTCCTGCCCGTATTGCAGAGGCGGAAAAAATGGAGACAAAGGGACATTTTCTATTAGCTTGGTTACCGGACAGTTTAAATGTCTCAGGTCCTCCTGTTCTGTTTCGGGGAATATGGTTACGCTTGCCAGAGACTTTGATTATTTCAGTTTAGGAAAAGACATAGATGCGTATTACCGAACTGGAAAACAGAAAAGATTTCGGCAGTTTAAGAAGATGGAGCCTATAAAGCCTAAGCCGGAAGCTGTTGCATATCTGGAAAGCAGAAAAATCACTGCTGCTACAGCAGAAAAATATCATATTACGGTTCAGAGTAAACATGAGAATATTCTGGTATTCCCTTTCTTGGATGAAAAAGGAGATATGCAGTTTATAAAATACCGAAAAACAGACTTCAATCCGACAGTGGACAAGGGGAAAGAATGGTGTGAAGCAAACTGCAAACCTATCTTGTTTGGAATGTATCAGTGTAATCTGGACAATAAAACCCTGATACTCACAGAGGGACAACTTGACAGCTTATCAGTTACGGAATCTGGAATAGAAAATGCAGTTTCTGTTCCCTTTGGAAAAAATGGTTTTACATGGATTCCTTATTGCTGGGACTGGATGCAAAATTTTGATACGTTAATTGTGTTCGGGGATTGTGAAAACGGGATAATTACTCTTTTGGATGAAATGAGAAAGCGATTCAGGGGAACTGTTAAGGCAGTTCAGCAGCAGGACTATAGAGGGTGCAAAGATGCTAATGAGTTATTACGCAAATATGGAAAAGACGCAGTTCGTAGGGCAGTTGAGCAGGCGAAAACAGTATTAATTGATCGAGTGATAGAAATTGCCGATATTAAGGCAGTGGACTTATTTTCACTTCCGAAGATATCAACAGGGATTGCAGGGATTGATAAAGTCTTATCTGGTGGAATTTATTTGGGACAAACTGTTATTTTGACAGGCAAGAGAGGAGACGGAAAGAGTACACTTGGCTCCCAGATACTGGCGAATGCTTTGGATAACGGAAAATCTGTTTTTGCATACTCTGGAGAGTTGCCCGATTATTTTTTCAAGCGTTGGTTGGACTTTCAGATTGCAGGCCAGCAGAACGTAATCGATCGCGCAGGAGAGGCCGGATCGGTAAATTATTTTATTCCGGACAGCAAGGTTCACAAAATTTCTGAATGGTATCGGGGACGAGCTTATCTGTTTGATAACCAGTCGACGGAAGACAACGAATTGGAGTACTTGCTGTCAACTATAGAAAAGGCAATACAACAGTACGGAATCCAACTGGTGTTACTGGATAACTTAATGACCGCTCTTGATATTGGTTTGGATATAGACTTATACAGGGCTCAAAGCAAGTTTGTTGATAAGCTGGTTAAGATTTCAAAAAACTATAATGTGGCCGTAATTTTGGTTGTACATCCCCGTAAAAATAGTTTAGGCGCAGATGATAATGATGTTGTCAGCGGAAGTTCAGATATTACAAACAAAGTTGACGTCGTGATGACCTATAAGCGGGACAAGACCTTGCCCGATGATGAACGTCTTTTGACAATTTCAAAGAACCGTTTAACCGGTAAGCTTGCGATAGGAGCAAAAGCTATCAAGCTTTATTTTGACGAAGCATCAAAGCGAATAAGCGATGATAAGGATAATTTCAGGAAGCCTTATGGTTGGGAAGCAGATTCAAATGGCTTTATGCTAGTTGCAGATATGGAGCAAATGGAAATTCCGTTTGATTGAAAATATATTTTATAGGCGAATTACCGCCGGAAAGGATAGCAACCATGAAAGTAATGACGCAGGATAAAGTAAGAATCATTGATTTTAGAATGCCGTGCACAGAGGGATATTTTATTCGAGAAAGAAGAATGTACATAGCAGAATACAAAAGTTGTGAGCGAGCAACGGAAGTTCTTGAGGAGATGCTTCAGAAGTATGCAGCAGGAGAAAAGATATACATCATGCCGGAGGAGTAACCAGTGAACGATAAAGAAGAATTAAAGCAGATATATGACATCTTCACGGACTGCTGGAGGTTATACAAAAAGCTGTATCCTCCGGGCAGACCTGAAGACGATGTATACTGGCAGGGAGTGGTGAAAGAGATAGAAGTATTACGGAAGAATCATCATCATTCCCGGTTGTGTGAGGACCTTCTTTTAGCAGTAGCAAAAGATCTGGAAAACAAAGCCAAAAGAAATAATCCGGTTGCCAGTATAAAAAAGTAATAATATGGGATTATTGCCATTAAAGATCATATCACGATATGGAAAATGGTGCAAACTGTGGTAAACATGTACCACAACTGTGGTCAGGTTTGATGGTAAAATATATATAACAGGTAATATTTCATTGTTGCGGAGGTGATTTTGGTGGTAGTTATTGGTCTTTTGTTATTTGTGATTGTGTGTGAGCTGGCAGCGATTTATAACAGACAGAATGGAGGTAAGTGACATGGGAAGAAAGAAACAGATTTCAGATCAGAGACGTTTATACACGGAAAGAATGAGGTTGCAGAAGGGGGTATTTAGTTCTCTGGCTAATGCGGCTGGACATATCGGAGAGCTTTATGCGGATTTCGTTCAAAGTGATGAGGTACGTAATTCCATGAAAGCTACAGCGGATAAAGCAATTGAATGCATGGATAATATCAAAGAACTTAACGAGCTGGAAGAACAGCTGAAAGCAGAAGAGCAGGAAAGCGAGGATGAGGATTAATGGAGAAAGTAGTAGTTCAGACCGGTGCGAAGACATACCAGATTACTGATCAAGACGGAAATGATCTGGGCGTGTTCAGATTTATTCCTTCGGATGCAGGTATTTTAAAGAGGTATAAAGAGGCAGCAGCGTTTTTTACTGGAATCAATGACAAAATCAAGGACAAAGACTTCGAGGAAATTCTTCCAGATCTGGAAAAGGAAGCCGGGGAGAAGATTGATCTGTTGTTTGGTGCTCCTGTATCAGAGAGCTTCTTCAAGATTACCAGTCCGTTTACAGTCCTGGAAAGCGGAGAGACCTTTGCAGAGCAGATTATCACTGTAATTGGTGGAATCATCGAAAAAGAGCTGGATGCAAGGGAGAAGGCGCAGCAGAAAAGGATAAAAAAGTATACTGACAAATACGCAAAGAAAGAAGTAGCCGAAGCGTAGCTACATAACAGGGCTGTCCTGGTAACGGGATGGTCCTGAGTATATAACGGCATTGGAAACAGGATTCAGTGCCCGAACCTCAAATAGTTTGGAGGCAGATATAACATGGCAGATGGTTCAATTATCATTGATACCAGGATAGATACCGGCGGTGTGTCGAAAGGAATGAACGCTGTAAAGGCTGGAATGACCAGGATATCCGCGCAGGTATCGAAGATGGGCGATTCAGCAAAAAGTTCTTTCCAGAGGCAGATAACAGCGATAACGGACCTGTATCAGAACTACGAGAAGCAGGAACGTAAAGTATCAGAGCTAAAATCAAAGCTCGAAGAACTGAACAAGGTCAGAATCGAGACAGAAGAATATAAAAAGCTCAAAGACGATATAAAAGCTCTGGAAGATGAGTTTGAAAAAGTTGAAACAAAACAGAGTGAATGGCTTGATATGGGATTTTCGATAGATTCTGCACCGCTTAAGGAACTTGACAAACAGATGGACGGTATCTGGGCAGATATTGACCGGTTACAGCGGAAACAGAAAAAGATGCAGGCAACTGGAAGGGCCTATGTGGATCCTACATCAACAGATGCGTATAAGGGGACAGCCGAGAGGTATAATACGGAGTCACAGAAGCTGGAACGTATAAATGGAAGGCTGTATTCATCATACAATAATCTGAAAAACAAGGTTGAGGAATACCGACAGAAAAACAACCGGCTGGCACAGGCTATGCAGAATCTTCAAAAGGCTGCTGCCCGTGTAGGTATGGTTGTAAAGAATATGGGTTCAGCATTGAGAAGTGCCGGTTCCTCGATTAAGAGCATGGTCTCAGCGATGAAAAAGGCTGTAGAAAACATGTTCAATCTGAACAAGCAGACGGACCGGTCGAGAATGAGCCTTTCCCGGATGCTGGGAATGTCGTTGTTGTTTTCAGGGGTATCCCGGGCGATAAGCGCTGTCAGTGATGGTGTAAAAAGTGGATTTGAAAATCTGGCACAGTATTCTAACAGTACCAATTCAGCAATATCGTCTTTGATGTCCAGTATGACGAGGCTGAAGAACTCGTTTGCTACAGCATTTGCACCTGTCCTCACGGTGGTAGCTCCGATCATGTCAAGATTTATTGATATGATATCACGTGCAATTACTTATGTGGGAATGTTTGCAGCAGCGTTAACCGGACAGGATACTTTTGTAAAAGCCGTTGGAGTGCAGGAAGATTATGCGGCAGGACTGGAAAAGACTTCAAAAAATACAAACCAGGCGGCTAAAAGTACAAAAAAAACCAATAAAGAAACAGAAGGATATCTTTCTACTCTTGATGAAATCCAACGGTATACATCAAATAAAAATGATGATTCGGCAGCAGATGGAAATGGCATAGGAGATACCGGAGGGTATACAGCACCTACACCGGCACAGATGTTTAAGAAGGTTCCTGTTGCTAATTCGATCAAAGGAATTGCGGATAAGATTAAGAAATTAATCAAATCGGAAGACTGGGAAGGCCTTGGGAAATATATTGCCAGTGGAATAAATAAGGGGCTTAAAAAAGTCTATGAAGCAATCAGCTGGAAAAAGGTCGGTCCAAAGATAACAAAATTCTGCGATGCTTTTACCCGAACATTTAACAGCCTGGTTGATAATGTAGACTGGAAATTATTAGGACGGACTGTCGGCGCGGGAATCAATACGATTGTCAATACCTTAAACCTGCTGATAACAGGAATAGACTGGAAAAATCTGGGAAAGAAATTCGCAGAAGGAATTACCGGACTAGTAAAAGAAGTCAACTGGAATAATCTGGGGCAGCTCATAGCAAACCGGTTTATGATTACCTGGGATATCTTTAATGGAATGGTACATAATCTGCCATTTTCAGAAATCGGAAAAGCGATAGCGGATGGTCTTAACGGAATCTGTTCAAGGATTTCCTTCCGTGAGATAGCGGATACGCTAGCAACTGGCCTGAATGGAGCATTTACCACATTGTACAGCTTTACCCGGCGATTTGACTGGACAGGTCTGGTAAATAACATTGCCGGAGGAATTAATACCTTTATTTCAGAGTTCGACTGGAAGAATAATGGGCGCAAACTGGAAGCTTTCCTGAATAGCTTATGCAGTTCACTGGTTGATATGGCAGAAAAAACAGACTGGGAGGCTTTTGGCCAGGGGATTGGTGAGATGCTGGGACAGATCAACTGGGTGAAGCATCTGAAACAGGTAATAACTGCGATTACCCGGACACTGGGTGGTTTGTTCGATGGTTTGGAGGCAAGCGGAACCGCAGGGAAAATAGCCGCTTTTTTGGGTAAGGCGTTTATCGCGGTAAAGATTGCGGATATAACGGGCATTGGAAGCCTGGTAAAATTCCTTGTTACCACTATTGGAAAGAAGCTGATTGCAGAGGAATCAGTACAGACATTAGCGGGAAATATTTCTAATCTGACCAATGGTGCGCTTGCTGGATCTACATCCGGCATTGCTACATTTGCATCTTCTTTGGGTTCTTTAGTTGGGACTGCCGGTGCAATTACACTGGTCACTGCCGGAACGGTTATGCTTACGAAGAAAATTGCTGAGTTAGTAGAAACTGCGCAGGGCGGAAACGGAATTTTAACTCAGACAGGTGGATACTTACATGATTATGCTGGCAAGATGGGAGAAGCTCATGCAATTACAAACAAACAGGTAGAAGAACTGTGGGCTTTAGTAGAAGCAGATGAGATTGCCGGTAAGTCAAACAGTGAGATGTATGACAGCATGGTTCAGAAATTGGGCGAATATGGCGTATCGGCTGAGAAAGCAACGCAGATCCTTGAGCAATATGGAGCGCAAGCCGGAGTGTCAAGTGCATTTGTTGAAGAAATGACAGGTAAGGTGCAAGCTCTGGGAAAAGGTTTTTCTGAAAGCTCTTCCACAATAGATACATCTTCAATAACTGTGAAAGAATCAATAAGAGGAATCAGAAGTGTACTATATGATCTCAGTGTATCTTCTAGTGAGTATGCAGGAACATACAGAGGTGTTTTAGAAGTATTTAATAATACAAGCGGATCAGCGGCCAATGCGCAGGATGCTTTTAATATTGTCTATAATGCCTTGAAAGAAACAGGAGTCCCATTGGATGAGCTGAATAAAAAACTGGCACAGGAGTTTCCTTCCGCAGCTCAGGCGACAAAAAGCAGTGTTGATTCTAGTATTGTTGAGGCTCAGAAGACAGTAAGTAGTTCAACTGGAAAAATGAAAACGGATGCGGAGACTAATCTTGCAGGAGTAAAGAAAGCAGCAGAGGATGCTTCTGGAAGTGTGAATACAACCACAGTGACAAACTGGGGGAATTCGGCATCAGAAGTAAAGAAAAATCTGGATAAAATGAAGCAGACTGCCAATTTAAAGCTTGGCGAGATGCAGAAGACTGTGGAAAGCCATTTTTCAGGTCAGTATAACACAATGACTAAGAAATGGGAAAAGGCTTGCGAGAGAATTGGCCAGTTGATAACTCAGATGGTGCGTAGTACAAAGGATAGTTTAAATGGACTTGCCAGAAATATGAATACGATTGGAAATGAGATGAGCAATAATCTGATTAATGGGATTTCCGGGGCAGTAACAGGAATCGCAGGGATTCTGAATGAAGTAGTTAGTAAGGTTAACAGCACGATCAGCAATGTTAATTCTTCTCTTTCCGGTATTGAGAAGGCATTTACATTTTCTTACGATGTTACAACCCCTGATGGGAAGCGGAGATGGGGTAAATACTCAATGAATTTACCAAGAGTATCGACGGTTCCGTATCTGGCTAAAGGCGCAGTCATCCCACCTCGAAGTGAGTTCCTTGCAGTTCTGGGCGATCAGAAACAGGGTAACAACATCGAGACACCGGAGGCTCTGCTCAGAAAGATCGTCCGCGAAGAAACAGCAGGACGACAGACTGGCGGCGGAAGCTACCGATTTACGGCTCAGATCAACCGCAGGACACTGTTTGATGAGATGATGAAAGAAGCACAGATGAGACGAGATACAAGCGGCAGAAACCCGTTTGAGATGGCATAGAATAATTCCCTGTCATGCAGAAAGTGTGGCAGGGGAAATACAGGGAGGATTCAATGCTTACAAGAGAAGCGACTTATGAAGATTATGGATTTTCAGAAGATGAAGATAAGAGATTGGGTGAATTTTGCAAGAATCTTGAGATGCGGGACAAGATATTGCTGTTGCAGTGTGCAGCGGAGGTGTATCCAAACATTGTTGACGAAATATACTGCTGTATCGTAATTGGAATGAGCTATGACAAGATGAACAAAAAGAAGTTTGTTGCGCTTGATCGTAAAGATTTCTATGCATACCGGAAGAAAACACTGGCTGTGTTCCGGGAGGCATTAAAGGCATGTAATAGATATCCGTTCTAAAGGTTGGAATAGAACCTGTCAAAACCGTCTGTTTTTATGTATTGGAAAATATCATTGATTAGTTAGGGGTGATTACTATGGCAAAAGGTATATCAGCAGAAGCACGTGAGGACATATTAGTACAGGCATTTTTAACGTGTCCAAATATAAGTGAGATATCCAAAAAGACGAAGATTCCCAGACCTACAATTTATACTGTGATTCATTCAGACAGCTTCCAGCGTAAGTATTCTGAGGCAAGAAACGAGGCCGTAACAGGAGCGATTGCATACCTGCAGGGAAAACTTGGAGAATGTGCAGCAGTGTTGGTCAATACGGCTACTGATACGGAAGTGCCGGCACAGATCAGAGTGAACGCGGCTAATGCAGCATTGTCACAGTGCTCTCAGTGGACAAAGAATGTAGATATGATTGAACGTCTGGAAGCTATGGAAGAATTGATGTCACGAGTAGAACAGGAACAGAAATTACAGAAGAGAAAAAAATAATAGAGACATGAATTGTATAAGCTTGATTTGGTAGAAAGGAATATTAAATGCCGAGAAGAAATAAGCGTGTAACAATAAGAGCTACGAGTGTGCCGGAACTGCATCAGTGGCTGAGAGCTTGCAAAAGGGAAAATGCCAGAAAGAAATCACAGGGGCATAGTGGGACGAAGAAACAGACAAAGGATTTGCATATTTAAAGGCGGTGGTGAATTATGGGAAGTCCGTTGATTAAAAGGCTTGATGCTTTATACCAAAGAGCTCAGATGGTAATGAAAGTGCAGGCGGATCATGCTCCGTTTGTATCCATAGCTCCATGGAGTTTTATAAAAGATGAATGTATCGTGAAATATTATCCAGAGGGACATTATCAGAAACCAGAGCAGATAACAACTACACTTCATGATGCATTAATGATAGCTCAATATTATTACGAATGTGGGGTGTATGTTCAATTTACAGTGAGCCTGTGTATAGAGTGGCTGTTCCTGTATGTGCGTGATGATCCCCGGTATTCTCCGCCACAACAGAAGTCATGGTATACAAAGAATGTTGAAGAATATCCAGAAATAAAAACTATGTTGGAGAGTGAACAGCGATTTGAAATTATTGGAGCACTGCGAAGATTGCCTCAGAATTTCCTTTTCAAGGGATTGCCTGATGATATTAAAGATGATTACAAATTGATGGATTTTTAGACAAAAAATGACGGGAGTATGGGAATTCGTGGACACGATAATGTGCACGTAAAAGAGTTTGTTGACACGATTACGCGCACGTAGATATTCGGAGATTTCGGAGTCCCTAAAAGAGTAAAATGCGTTAGAGCGAACCCCGAGCGAACTCCGAGAAATAAGACTGTAAATATTATCGAACAAAACGAAAAGGAGATTTTTATGGATGGATGTAACGAAAATGTAATTGAATTTATGACCAATGATACCAGAGCAACCTTATCATTCTCACAGGGTCGGTATAAGTCTGTGATCCGCAAGCTGGCAGAGAAGCACCCGGAAGATTGCCAGATCATTGCAGATAACGAGGACGGAAGCATTTGTGCTCATGTTCCGGTAGCCTGGATCCGGATTTCTCCGCCAAGGCAGTACACAGAGGAACAGCGGCAGCAGATGGGAGAAAGACTGAGACAGAACAGGTCTGAAAATACAGTAACACAAGGATAAAACAGGGCAAGAAACGCTTGCAAAGTGTTAGAGGTAAAGTTTGTAAGGGAGAGCAAATAAAAAGGCTAAATGAGCCGATAAAACAGTAGAAGCGGTGATGCTGGTAGTTAATAAAAATCCTGCTGCCGAACCTACGGTTCAAGGAGTTTTTCACTATTTTAAGGAGTGTTGTTGAGAATGAAGCCGTGAGGAAGCCGTGAAGAATGGTAAAAAAGGCGGCGAGAACAGGGAGTGCTTGAACTGTCGATTAACAGTCGATATATTTGATCGAAGCGGTGAGGAAGCGGTGAGAAATTAATAAATTAATGGAATAAGATGGTATTTTTGAATATAGCTAAAGAAAGGCGTGTAGTATGAACGAACTTGTGTATTTAAAGAATGATGAAGCTGTGTGTGATAGTTTGCAGGTGGCTGAGAAGTTTGGAAAAGAACATAAAAATGTTTTGCAGAGTATTGATAATCTCATTGCTGAAAATTCAGCTGTGAAAATAATGTTTAAGATTTCTTCTTACAAATCTGGTAACGGGCAATCATATAGAAAATTTTATATGAATCGTGATGGCTTTTCTCTTTTAGCAATGGGCTTTACTGGAAAAGAGGCTCTTGAATGGAAATTGCAGTATATCCGGGCATTTAATCAGATGGAGAACTTTATCCGTGAGAAATCTACTCAAATGTGGGTTGAAACCCGAAAAGCAGGAAAGCTTACTCGAAAAGCAGAAACCGATACAATCCAGAAACTTGTTGAGTATGCAAAGGGACAGGGCAGCAGCCATGCAGAAATGCTTTACATGACTTATTCCAGGCTGGCAAATAAAATGGCAGGAATCAATAAAAGGGACGAAGCTACGGTGATGCAGCTTAATAACCTGTCTTTAATGGAAAATATCATTTTGCATGAGGTTGATCTGGGAATTATGCGAGGGAAACATTATCAGGAAATATATAAAGACTGCAAGGAACGCCTTGAGACGGTGAAAGACTTGGCGTATTTAGAAGCAGTATAGAAAGGAGAAGCAAAATATGAGTGCAGTTGACGACTACATCAAAGAAAACGCAGAAATACATAAATTCGCCGCAGAAGTGGCGAGAATCATCTCAGGAATACCGCAGATGCCGGAGTTCTCATCAGAGGGCATATCCGTAGCTGATGCGAGCAAGCTAATTGGTATTCCAGCAGCATCTATTAGAGCCGGTATCGTATACGGATGGCTTCCGATTGGAGTAGCTATCCAGAACAACAAGCCAGCAAAAAGCCTTTCAGGTAGCCGGATTACGTACATTGTATCACCGCGAAAAGTTTATGAGGTAACAGGACATGTTTGGAGGGGGAAAGAAGCATTAAGAAAGAAAAACAAAGCTGAAGAACATATTGAAGAATGAATAAGGCAGCAGTTTATAGTAAATTGACAAATTCCTGAAGCTGGCATATAATATACTTATCAAGACAGCCAGTAAGGGAAGTCAAGGTTCCCCGTCCTGGCAAGATATATGTTTAAGACGTAGCCGCCTATTCTTTACCAGAGAGCAGGGCGGCTATTTCTTATGTGTGTATGTAAGGATAGATACAATTAAGCTGGCTGTCGTCAGAATGATCATAAAAATCTCATAATCGCTCATAAGCATTCCCTCCTGTCAAGGCTCAGGATCAGGGAACCACAGCCGCTCTACTGGCTGCCTGGATAAATATACTATATTCAGTTTTAGCTTATTGAAATCCCATGTTTTATTGCTTGATCTTTAAGTTTGAGAAAATTTTTTGTTTGAGCATTTTTCATTCTACTATAAGCGCTAAAAGATTTGGGAGCTAGTTCAGGTAATTCATAAAAAATATGATAGTATTCTTTACGCATCGAATTTTTCTTATGAAATGCCTCCTGCTGTTTTATGTATTCAGGATTATCTTTTATATGATTGATCAATTGCTGATAGTTTGCATCATGATCAAGTACGGAATATATATATTTCTCAGCCTTGTCAGCTTCGTCAAACATTCCCATTTCTACGTGCCATTGTACTATCCGGTAAAAGTGGCTTTCGTCCCAAGATAAAAAAGGATGAGCAAACATTAATTCAGTACATTTCCATAAACAGGCTGAACATCTTATTTTATCTTTGCGATTATAAAAGCTTCCGGCTTTCATCCTTAAAACATAATCTAAATTTCCAGTAACGCCATATCCCTCCATTATATTTTGATGTGCTGGGAATTTTGGTACAGGAATGCGCTTTAAATCGTCCAGATTCTCCAGATCATATTTTACCCCATCTGAAACCAGATATCTGGCATCGTACCAGCTTTCTTTATCAGTGGGATATACTTTGTACATCTCTCCATTTTTGAAATAGATGGTTTGAGCATCAGGAACATCATCGGATGATGAATTGAAAACACTTTTAATTTTATTGAAAAGGCTCATGGAATCCTCCTATGCAAATAGAACAGTAAAATATCAGGTATTGTTTTATTTTTTTACGATGGAAAGACGATAGGTAACGTGATGATCTTCAGATGGTGGATTCTGAAAGACTTCCTCATCAACCTCCAGATCTGTCCAGTCGTCTGTATGAATTACACCGTCAATCAATTCTACCCGGATAAAATCAGGCAGATTCATAATATCATCAAAGGTGTATAAACGTTTTGCCATGAGAGCACATCCTTTCGTGAATAATATTAGTTATGCGTTGTCACGTTCCATTCGCTGATCTACCGCCTTTTTGATGTAGCCGTTTAAGGATTCACCGGCCTGTTCTGCTGCCGCTTTTATAATTTCACGTTTACCTTTTTCAACACGAACTTTGATTTCATCGTAATTGTTTTTCATGTATTTGGCAACTGCTTTTTGTTGAGCTTTACTTACTTTACTTTCGTCTGACATGTTGCACCTTCTTTCTGAAAAGTTTGATATAAGTACTTTAATTATATTGAATATTACTATTGGGTACAATATACAAGTTGCACAAAATAATAAAAATATATCGGGTACAATATTGTATGGTATGCCCATTGATATATTGGGTACGATATAATATACTATAATCAGTTCAAGGGAACAGACAACAGCCGGGAGAGCCGAAAGCCCCCAATACTTCAAGCCATATACCTGTGAGAATCGCAATAGGGCATATCAATAGTCAGGAAGATGCTTGAAGGGCTGAGGGACCTTGAAAAGCAAAGGAGGACAGCAATATGAAGTACAATCTCAGCAAGATCATGTTGAAAGCATGGAAAGTTTACCGCAAGACAAAGAATATCAGCTTTGCAGAAGCACTTCACAGAGCATGGTTATCTGCAAAGGCAGAAGAAATCAATGCAAAGAGAATCGAAGATGCGAAACATGCAGCAGGAATCGCAGAGGAAACCAATACCTTTGCTAAGTGGAAAGAGCTTGGTTATAAGGTAAAGCATGGAGCATCAGCATTATTCGGATGTTCTCTGATCTGGGGAAGCAGAGGAGACGGGGCAACATACAAAGCCAGTTTCTTTGGAAAGTCTCAGGTAGAAGCAATTTAATAAAAAAGCCCTTACCGGACTGGTACTCCGATAGGGGCAAAGTAACCCGACATTCAGCAAAATTGAGGGGCTGTGCGTATTATAACATACTCATTCCCCTCAGACAACAAAAGAAAGGAACGAAAGTATGATATCAGTAATGGACGTTCTTGTAATTTTTTTGAGTGGATTTATATCTGCTAAAGTATGTGATTATGTACACGAATTAGAACGAGAGGAGAATGAAGCATGAGTAAAGAAAAAACATTAAGAATATCAGAAGAAACAGAAGTGATGCAGTCCACAGGTGTTCCGGCACAGGAGACAGAAGAAGTAAGCACAGCTCTTGCAACAGAGATTATCGCAGATCTTAAGAAAGAACGTGACGATTTGCAGGAAAATCTTGATATATGTGCAGGACTGGCAGATAGATACATGTATCGCCAGGGAATTATTGAGTGTGCGTTGAAATTAAAAAATGAAAGATTATTGAGGTGTGCTTATGCATACATGAAAAAATTAAGCGAGGGGGAAGAATGATGAAGAAATGCACATTAACTCAGGTTCCTTGCAGAAAAGCAATTGCAGAAGTTGTTAAGGCCAACAAAAATAAAAAGTCTTTGCAGCTTACCTATGAAGTAGCCAAACTTTTCCAAATTGTCATGACTGATGAAAATTCTATTTTAAGCAAAGAAGACTGGAAGAGGTATTTTATTATAACAAAGCTTTTCATGATAAGTGATTTAAGACATCTTAAATGTATAGATTCTTTTACAAATGGATTAATGGGAAGTTAGGAGTGAAGATATGGATTATAAGAAAAAAATCATCACACTGTTAGATAAAGTCAAAACAGAACAGACATTTAAACAGGTATATAAGTTATTAGAGTACCTTTACCTGAGGGAGGCATAGGATGGATTACAAGAAAGAAGCTGTTCAGATGCTTCAGGAAATAAATGACGATAGCTTGCTTGAGTTCTTCTATAGATTCATTGCCAGAGTAATAAAAAATAGAGGATATTAATATGGACTATAAAAAGAAACTCATAGAGCTGTTAGAGAAAGCAGATCATGACCAAACATATACAATTTTCAGATTTGTTTGTAGCTTTCTGGGAATTAAATAAGACAATCAGGGGCGGCGGATTGCTGCCCTATTGCCAATAGAAAGACAGGTGATATAATGGCAAGAATACCATCAGGAATGCGAAAAAAAGAAAATGGTTTATTCGAAAAGCGTTTTACCGTGGAGGGCAAGAGATACAGTGCCTATGGTCGTAGCACAAAGGAATGTGCGGAGAATGAGCTCAGGATCCGTGAGGAAATTAAGGCAGGTCTGTATAATTCTAACAAAAATATAACACTGGACGCATATTTTGATGAATGGGAGAAGTCCCGGAGAGGAACGATCAAGGACAGCAGCATTAAAATAAACCGGTCGAAGTACAATAACCATATCAAACCAGTACTGGGAAAAATTAAGGTTCAGAAAATAGAAAAGCGTGCAGTGGTGAAATTGCAGCAGGATTTATCAAAGAAGCTGAGTGCATCCATGACTAATGGTGTTATAGTACTGCTGAAAACGGTGTTGAACGCGGCTGTTGATGATGAAATCCTTATGAAGAACCCTGCTGCCAGTGTGAAACCATTAAGGAAGGATGACCGGCCAAAAGCGAGTGAGACTATTCACAGAGCATTAACCAGAGAAGAGCAGCAGGCGTTTATACAAGAAGCCAAGACGGAATGGTTATATGAGTTTTTCTGTTTTTCCTTGTGTACTGGAATGAGGCTTAATGAGATCACGGCTTTAAAGTGGCAGGATATAGATTATATCAACAATGTGATCCGGGTAAACAAGACCGTGAGCTGGAAAGAGGGCGGCGGTATTGAGGAGACTTTGCCAAAATCAGATACCAGTAATCGCGATATTCCTATGAATGACACAATAAAAAAAATCTTGCAGATGCAGAAAACCAAAATGTCCATGGTTTACGGGGAAATCCATGCGAGAAAGATGGATAGTAATATCTTTATCGGGAGTAATGGAGCTAAGGCAATAGCATCATCCACGGTATCATCTGCTATAGATAACGTTTTAAAGCGGCTCCGGCAGCAGGGTATAGAAATCGAAAGGTTTACGCACCATGCTTTCAGAGATACCTTCGCAACACGGTACGTAGAAGAGGGCGGAAACATGCAGACGCTACAGAAAATCTTAGGACATAGCAGCCTGGCCATGACTGCGGACTTATATGCTCATGTTCTTCCGAATACAAAGCAACAGGAAATGCAGCAGATAGAGAATGGATTTATCGGGGTGGCAGTTTTATGACTGCTGCTCCTTTTTTAGAATAAAATGAGCGGATTGGGGTAATAATTGGGGTAAAACGCTGATTGCTTTCGTAAGAATGGCTTAAAATCAAGGTTTTTTGTAGTTTCTTAATAAAATTTATAAATTTATTAGAAATTGTACAAATTTCTCTCACATTTATCCTGTATCTGTCTCTTATAC